GTATTTTTCGGCGGCTCTTGTGCCGGACTAGGTGGTAAAGCAACCGGCGCATTAGCGACAGGTGCGCCGTTCTGGTCTTGGTACCCAGCAGATAACAGCAACGAATCAGCGACAGGGACAATACCCGGCTGTTGAACAACAAGACCAGCAGCTTGCATTGATGCAAATTGAGTTTTAATGTTTTCAGCGGCTTGTTGTGTCTTGGTCTTGGTCACAATATCCATGACTTGAGCTGATAGCAACTCGATTTGTTTATCGGTTAGCATCGCTTTAATTTCATGTTCTTTTGCCTTGAGTTGCATTTCAATAGCGTCTGGACTTGGCTGAGCGTCTGCTTCCTTGATTGCCTTAATAATCTCGTCCTTATCTGGAACATCCATTAGGCTCATCATGTGAGGCATCATGATACGTTGATATTGTGGCGGTGCTGACTTAAACGCTTCGCCCATGACCATTAATTGCTGAGCGCGGTAGCTCTTTGTTTGCGGAACGTCGTCAAGCTCAACTTTAAGCAGCGTCTTGGAAACATCGTTAGTCAAATACTCAATCCCTAAATCGTCGTCCTTGCATGGGCAATTAAGACTTATTTTACGATCTGGTTTGATTTGATTACCAGGAATCAATACATCCTCTTGCTTACCGATTGAATCTTGAATAATCATCGACAGCAGCAATTCACCAACTTGAGAACGTGACTCTTTGAAATTGTCGTCTATGTTCGCCAGCCCTTGCGTACTTTGCTCTACCTGTTGACTAAATTGAGTGCCGGACGTTGATTGACCGCCATTAGTTCCAAGGTATTCATTTGACGTACCACCGACACGTAGAATCCCGGCCCTTGCATCAGTGAGCATTTTGTACTGTTGCGCATTCAATTCAAAATTACGATTAATCTCAAACTTTGCCCCAGGCTTTGACATTGCGTCTGCATCTAAAACAATATGTGCATCTGGCCTTGATACCTCTTGCCGCAATTGTTCATCGTCCATTTTTACGACTCCATCGGTATTTACTAGGACACATGCTGACAATCCCCAACGAATCTTGGATAAAGACGCGTTTATGTTGTCTTGCATAAACATCATGGCCCGAACACGACCGAAAGGAACGCCCGTTCTATCTTCCCGGTAGCCCCAAAATGGAACGTATGGAAAATGATTGTGCATGTAGGGCGTTTCGTCATCACTCAGTTTATGAGGTCCAGCAAACCACGCAAGACGTACCTTACTGACAATGGCGTATTCAGGGACAACAGCACCAGCAGCGATAATAGCCATGTGCTTATCATTGGTCATGTCCAATTCAATAACTCTGCCATCAGGCATCTTAAGAACAATCACGTTCTGCCAGCGGCGATACCATACTTCAAACAACATGACGCGCCTTTTCTCAACATCACGCCATTCTTGCTCTTCTATCGTCCATCCACGTTCTGTAGCAGCGGCCGAACTTAGGCTAGTTGATTGACCGCCGCCGTCCATAGTGTACGAATCAACGCCATACCAACCTGTTATTGCGTGTTCGAGCAAATCCTTATGTTGTGGAAACATTAACTTTGCTATGTCCTTATCGCACCATCTTCGACGTATCAGCCATCGGGCATCATCCAGCATTGATTCCTTTGCTCTCATATCCCACCAGATTTCGTTACGGTGCGTAGGCATACACTTGTAAGGGAATTTAAACGGGTCGCGTTCACGACTAACTTCCACCCAACCAAGGCCAACGGTTGTTTGTGATTCATACGCATCTGAGCATGACCGATCAGCCCGGCTTTTACGTTCTGCCTGATTGAGCTTGTAGTTATACGCGTCAGCCACTTCCTGCCCTGTTTTATCGCCGTCAGGCACTACACGCCAGTTAGTCCTACTCTTTGCCTCGGCCCCTAAGATTGATTCAATGGCAACTCCAATAAGCGGCTCTATCGCCGGGGGCATTCCAATATCTGCCATTTTCTCAAGGATTACGGAATCAAGCTGGTTTCCATCCCGATAATCGAACTCCTTATCAGCTTGGACTCGCCACGCCGGTTGATATTGAATCTCATGGAAAAACTCGGTGAACTCGGCCAGCGTAAGCTCTTGGTCGTCGTGTTCGTCAACGGTTTCCTGTTCTTGTTTCATATCTTCGTTTTTTTTAAACATGACTCATGCCTCACGACAATAGTTAATTACAACTCAATGATGCACATTATAACACTTTTATCAATGTCTATTTTAAATCATATCACCATTAAACCGATTGACTTTTTCGTAAAAAAAGCGCACTATTATTGTGATTTTTAGATAAGGAACAAGGACATGACCACTTTCATTTACAAATTAAAACGCATGGGGTACGGCTCTGATAGGTTCGGCCCATGCGAGATATGCGGCGAACATGCAGACTCAACATATTACCTTGTGCAAATGCGCGAGTTCTTCTTTTGCCGAAACATAGGCGGTGTCGATGTAAAACGACACGGCATAACAACAGACGGGTGCTTTGCTAAGTTCGGGCATAAAGACTGCCTGACCGTTTTAACCAACATTTGAGGAACGCACAATGGAAACAATCACACTTAACAATCTGGTCGAAGCTACGGCCGAACAATACTTAGCCTTTCTCGATTCAGGGCATGTTGAAAATACAGAGTTCTACAGGCCAAAAGCTAACCAAAATAGACCTGTCATTACCCGCATATTCAACAATGAAACAAACACGTTTTTTGTCTTGGTCTGCGAATACACTAACGGTATTTTATCAGGCCACAAATACTACACTCAACCATCAACCATAGGACAGCAATCATGATTACTCAGAATGGAACTGGAAAAATGAAAGGCATTGTTTACACACGCGAACAACTTGCTACAGCCTTAAATATCAAACCCGACCAATTACGTTTTGTGGCTGGTGGTGGTCGTAAATACGCATGGGCCAGGATATACAACAAGGACAGCGAATTGCTGTTCCAAACAGATACCGTTAGCGACGACGCGCTTATTACTATTGATCTGATAACGCTTCGGTTCGTCAAAGCCATGCTTAATAGGGAGTGAATGCCATGTTTAACGAATCAACAGGTCGATACGACCTATACACAAGAGAACAACTTGCAGAAGTCCTTGATATACAGCCAGAACAGTTAAACATTTGCTTTGGCAATACCAGGGCAAAACCAAGGGCTAGAATATATAAGGCTGACGGGGAATTAGCCTACCAAACACGTAATGTATTCAATGGTAAAGTGCAAGTAGACTTTAACTCAATACGGCTCATAATGCTTATTTTAAAAAGCTAAGAACCAATAAAAAGCCCGGTAGGTATCACCACCGGGCTTTTTTTGTGAGCTGGTTCACATGAGGATAATAGCCCCAATCTGGCTGTTTTGAAGCAATGGCATAGATAGACTCCATTGACATTGACCTGATTAATCTATCTCCATCATAATACTCACGGCGCATAGTTGATTGTCTATCAATAATTTTGAATCTTTCCATTATAATCTCCAGTCTCTTTTCTCGCGTGGCTTGCTTGGGAACGGATTAGGCTTGGGCCACTTTAAGGTAAGCTCGATTTTTTTATCTGTACCATGAACTTTTCCCTCAACGTCCTCAATTCTGGATAGGCAATCAAGCATATCGTCATGCGCCGGTACAGGGAACGCCAGATATTCTTCTTCGGTAAAGTCATGAATTAAGTCGCGAAGTTTTCCCTCATGGTCTGTAACCATCCATTTACGCGGCATGTAAATGTGAAAGTTTTCAAACCCAGGGACCATGCGCTTAATGCGGTCGTTCTTTGGCATACTTCCACCAACCTCAATAACAGAGAACCTATAACTTTGCGCCTCTTGCTCGGTCATTAAATGCGCTATATCAGCCATCATGCCGTATTGCTCGTATCGTACCTCAACCGGATGGTATTTACGGTGTAAATCGATAAGGCGCTTGGCCCTTTCGGTAAGGTTTAACTTGTCTCTTACTTCCGGTATGGCGTACATATTACCATCAGCAGACAGGCCAACAGCCCACATTGACGTATAATCGTTCCCTTTGCGCTTGCCATTGGCCGCATCTACCAGGAGATACCACACACAATCACGCGGCGGGTTTTCAAAAAACCTTAGCCACTCGCGTTTAAACCCTTGCGAACTATCAGCCAGCGGATTTTGAAGCATTTGACAATTCTTTACTGCATAACCATTGGCTATATAATTCCCTGTATCTGTCTGTATATTGTATGTTGTATCGATTCCTAGACTTTCAATTGACACAACAGGGTCGGAATCTTTTTTTCCTAAAAACCTAGTGCCATGTTCATATATATTATCAATTATCTTATATGACCTTACCGGATTACATACATTCAAAAACCTTATCTTTTCAGATAATCCACCACGAATATAATAATCAGTGGCTTCTTTATGGTTGCATCCATTCCTGTAACCAGACTCATTGTTAAACGCCCCATAATCAAAACCAAGATCAGTAAGAATTGACTCAATACGATCACATACATCAGGGTTATGCTCATGACTTTGATGTATGTGTATGCAGTTACCACTAACCGCACCCTCGCCGTCAAAGATACCAGCCAACCAAGCGGCTTTCCTTTCTTCGTTATATCCGCTTATTAACCTTGGGTCATATAGGCTTATAGCGCGTTTTAATTTTGATATTTCTTTGTAACTATGATGGTTATCATTTCCTCCTGTATCGCTCCCTCTTCTTCCTGTATAAAATTTATGATCTGGTGTGCATGTTATTACTCTTCCGCTCTTGAATGTTATACGAACAACTTCCTTTTTATTCGATTGAATAGCCACAACCCTTGACCTTGCTATCGATACCCTTGAGTTCTTTTTACTTGGGAATATATAACCAACAACCTCATCACCAACAACAATATCTTTTATTTCCTTTTCGGTAAAATCACTAAGCAAAACTTTTGTTGAGCCAATAAAACACGAAAACGTATAACTACCGAAGTCGGCATACTTCTTTAGCAACTGCTCTTGAGTGAGAAAAACGGAATTTCCGGTTATCGTGCCATCATCTGTAGCCGGATGTATGCGGGGATTAGCTGTTCCGCGTTCCATGATTATGCGGTATGTGTCGTTATAGTGATAGCGTGTACCAATGAACCGGCGACGGCCACCATTTGCGCCTAGGTTGTATGACAGTGCTAATGCGTCAGTTGTTTTCTCGATCATTTCAGGGGATGTTACTGACTCTTTCGTGACAATATCATCGTAGATTAACAATGAGTAGTGCTTTGAGGTAGGCTGGCCGTCTACAACGCCCCAAGCCTCCAACGTGGCCTCTTTAGGGTTTGACTTGCGCTTAACCATAATGCCATCATCTTCCGACCATTTAACGGCTTCTTTTTGCGGATTTTGGTAGAAGATTTCAGGGAACCATTCCTTAAGGTTCTCATTCATTTCAAGTTCGCGCTTGATTTGACGTAGAAAGCCTTTGGCTATAGGTCTGGTATGGGAGAATATACAGGCGGTTATTTCGGGGTTCTTGATGATTTCTTGAATTGTTAATGCGTATGTAATGACTGTACTCTTGTAATGTTCACGCGCCCACAAATCAAGCATGTCATCTGGTTCGGCTTGAACAGCTCTTATTTGGTTGAATAGCCAGTCGTTTGCTTCTTCGCTTCTGTAGTCAGCCTCTATGTCTTTCCGGTTAAGGGCGTAGCGCAACAAAAAGTACAAGTCGTTCTTACACAACTCTCTGAGCATTTCTATAGGGTTGTCCAGGTTATAGACGCGCTTTAAGAAGTCCTTGTACTCATGCCTTGATTTTAGTAGTTGCATAACCTTTACCTATTTAACCCTGTCTTTACCCGGTAATTTTTACCATTATTGCATTT